GTATGGCGGCCAGTAGTTCCCCAGGAGCAATAGCGTCTTCCAGCGCCGCCATGGTCAGCTCGGGGTAGTTTCTAACCAGCGCGGCGTGCAGTAATTCCGGCATTAGGTCAATGGCCTTGTCAGGGTGGTTGATTTCGCCGGTGGTGATTTCCTTGTAAAACCGCTTGGCGGCCTTCCAGTTCAAGGGCGGGAGAACCATATCCTCACCGCCCACCTTTATCGTTATCCCTTCAAACATGAGCCCCCCGTTATCCGGAGTAGAAGGAGAAGGTGCCTACCACGCCGCCATCGTCCGCCATTGCCCCGAAATCCAATTCAGGGATGACGTAATCTTCCAGCTTCGTGCCGACGGTCAACTTGCTGGAAACGCACTTGTTGAGCGTGATGGTCATGTGCCGGCCCTGGACGATGGTATTCAGCACTACCTTGAAGAAGTTCGTCAGGCCCAGGAGATTGTTGTTCATGGTGATGACCTGACCCGGCAATGCCGCTGCCGTGTAGGCATAGCTGATTTTGACGCCCAGGCCGGTGTCGGCCGCCGCAAATTCATAAACGCCGGCGACCACGGCATACTGACCCGTGGTGGGAGTGCCGGTAACTCGAGACAGGGGCAAGCCGGTGAGGGCAAAAATAACCCCCAGGTCAACCGTCCAGGTGGCCGAGTTGGTTACCGTCACCTTGAAAGGCGTGGTCGGGATGGTGCCGGCTTCCAGGTTGGCGGTCTTGATTTCACCCGTGGCCGCCGTCTCCCCGAAAAACAGGTTGAGCGCACGGGCGCTGATTTGCCCGAATTTGCTTTTGCCGGTGATTTTCTTATGGCCGGGGAGAGCAATCATCGGGAATTGGTATTGCCCATAGAGCTCTTTGATGTTGCCGGAGAATTCGACGTGGCCCTCTTGCAGCCCGCCAAAGGGCACCGGGTCGGGGTATGGGATTGCAACCCCCGCCAGAGTGTAAGTCGGAACAGCCCAAAGGCTGCCAGAACCGAATCCGTATTGCATGATTATCTCTCCCTTAAGGTCGCCAGGTAGTCAGATTTGAACGCCTGAAGTTTTTCAACGACATAGGCGTCCTGGCTCAAAACTGAATTGTGGAAGTGCTTCTGGAAAAGCTGCTCAAATTTCTCGCACATCTTCTCTTGCAGCTTGTCGGCGGTCATTTCTTTTTCAGCCATATTGCCCCCCTTGGGTTAGGCATGGGTTTGGATTTCAATGGGCACCATGGCGACCTCCTGGCCCCCGAGCACCCCTTCCAGAGTCTCTATCTCGCCCGTAATTTTGCAGTCATAAACCAGGCCCCCAAGGGTCTGATACCCGGTGAAGTCCGGGGCCAGGGCAACCTCTATGGCGTCCAGTAGAGCGTTGAGAGCCGGCGCCGGTGAGGCGTAAGGGTCATCATTGGCCACCACATAGACGTAAAAGTTGACTCTCAAGTTCCATTTAGTCGGTATGCCCCTGGCCGGCATAGCCACCTCACCGGCCTGGGCCTGGAAAAGCGCCGGCTGCTCCCCCTTGGGAACGTCAGCCCAATGCACCAGCCGCCGGCTCACAGTATTGAACCCGACTATGCCTTTGACCTTATCCCAAAGCGCCCCGTAGATTGGTTCCCGGGTTATGCTCATTTCAGGGCCTCGTTTATGTCAGCTTGCAGCCTGGCGATAAGTTTCGGGGCCAGCTCCTTTAATGAGCTGCGAAGGAATGACCGTTCAGGCAAATTTACCTGGCGCCCATGCGAGCGCACGGAAACCTCATGCGGGTTTTTAAGATTCTTTCCCCAGGCTTGCGTTATCATCCTCATGTGCGCCTTGACCGTAACCGTGCCGCTGAAACCATATTCATGAACCCTGGCATACTCAACATTCGTGCCCACGGTGCCGGATATTTCACCGCCATTATCAAGAACGTCAGAGGCGTGGATACTGCGCCATAGCCGTCCGGTGCGATTGCGGAGAACCTGGCCATGGAGCTTTTGCAGGGCCACATGGCGCACCAGTTCAAACAGGCTGGCCGTGATACTTTTTTTCACGGCTGCCCGCACGCCGGGATAAATGGCGTTCATTTTAGCCATCACTTGGTCAACGCCGATGATTTCGGCCTTTATCATATCGCTGCCACCCGGCTCCACCGCTTGAGCGTCCCCAGCGCATTATCGGGGATCTCCTTCGTGATGAAGGACACGGTTTCAGCGCCCACAATCTTACTCGCTTGTCCTACCCAATCCCGGGAGCGGTATTTGTAGGCCACCAGTTCAAGACAAGCCTGCTCAATGTCAACGGGAACATCTGCATAGCCGGCGGTATAGCTCACCTTGACGTTGCGGAAGCCCCTGGTGAATTTGTAGCCCCTCAAGACGATTTGCCGGTCATTGAACTGATAGCCGTAATTGACCGTCCCGGAGGCCAGGGCTATCGCCACGCCATTCACTTCAACTGAGGACACGGCAGTTATGGGGTAGTTCAGGGTGGAAAGGGTATTGCCGCCGGGGCCGTCACGGTATTCCGTGTAAGAAGCGGTCAGGATTGAACGGCTGAGAAAGCTGGCAATGAACCCGCTGGCCGCCGTTATCAGCCGGGTCAGGAGCCCATCATCAGCTTCCGTCTTTATCCCAATCCATTCTCGGGCTTTTGCAAGGTCTGTCAGGTCGCCCACGGGGCCCCCCTATTTCTTGCCCGGTTTGTCAGTTGATTCCGGTGAAGGTTCCGGTGGAGGTGCCGGGGTAAAGCCGTAGCCCATTAGATAGTCCACGGCGTCCTTATCCGGCACCTCCATGAAACCTTTGGAGTCAGCGTAAAACTGGCCCCACCATGTCGCAACGCTTTTAAGTCCTTTCGGAGCAATCAAGCGCATGAGTGCCTCTTAGCCGGCGGCGATATTGTAGATGATGCCAAACGCCGGCGGGAAGTAGTTCTGAAGAACCTCATCGCAGTAAACCCCGTACTCATACTTCCGGGTGCGAAGAGGCCATTCGATTTGATAATACTCTTGCCGGGTGCGGACTTGTTTGACATTCGTCACACCTGACAAGCTGTACGGCAGGTCATCAGTGTCGGCGAAGATGACGCCCGGCGGCATATCCGGGTGATGCTCGATGGGCAACGGTTTGGCCTCACCCATGCCGAAGGGGTTCAGGTAGGCGTTGACCTTGTAACCGCCGGTCACGCCGCTTTGGTCAACCGAAAACAGGAAGCGCTGAGCGGCGGTGGTTGAACCCACAAGAACCTTTTTGCGGATATAGTTCATTTCCTGAGAGGACATGATAAGCCGGGTCGGGCTGAGCCGGTAGTTATCCCACATGGACTGCAGCATGGTGTCAATTTCAGCGATGGTGCCGTCAGTGCCGGCGGTCAGCGTGGTGCCGCAAGCCAAAACGGCCTGAGAACCTGTCGGCTGCGCTGCAATGTAGGCGCCGCTTGCTGATTTCCAGCATTGGTATAGCAGCCCGTCAAACAGCAGGGCGTTTTTGGCGTAATCCGTGGCGGCCAGGGCAGACAGCTTCTGCGTGCCGGCAGCAACCTCAGTTTGCGCCACATAGGAGTTGACGGTGGTGATAGCGCCTAGAAGCAAGTCGCCCGCCGTTGCGCCCCAATACCAGGCATAAGCCACGGCGCCCGGGACAGGCGGGGTGGTCAGCTTCATGCTCTGCGTATTGACGCCGGTGGTGGTGATGGTGATTTCAACGGGGTCAGAGGGAACGCCGGTGCCGCCGTTGACGGTATCAGCGGAGTCACCACCGCCGGCGGTGCGTGAATAGGTCTGAACGATACCCGCCGCAACGGAGGCCAGTTTGTAGCCTTCCAGCGTCAGAGCGACAACGCCCGCCTTGTATTTCGTGGCAGACTTGAGCTGGCCGCCGGGGGCAACCGCCACCAGCAGCTCAGTGATGGAGATGGTAGGTTTTACCATTGCAACGGCTGAGCCATTGCCGCCCAAGAGGATAAATTCTTCCTGAATCATCAGGGAGTTCAACAGTCCCCTGACGGCACGGGCCCGAATATCCTCGAAGTTCTGGCCGGCATACTGCGCCTCAAAGGTCACGGAATCTTCCAGCCCGATGCCCTTGTAAGCTGCCAGATAGTCAGCGGTCACCGTGGTGATAGCGCCGCCACGCTTTCCTTCCACCACGCCGGCCGAATACTTGGCCGAGTTGATAGCGGTAACGGCACGCCAGTTCGCCTGAATGCCGCCCTTGCCACTCACCCGGGGAATGCGGTTCCGTAAGGGGGTGAGGACAGGGTAGAGAGTCTTGGCCGGTGCCTCAAGGTCATAGGCGGTGAGGCCGGTAATGGCCGAGCCTGATTGCGTCCAGGCTTTTGCAAGCTCACTGTTCGGGTCTTGCATGGCCGCCTTGATGAGTTCAATGGTTTCTTGAGTCAGATTGCCTTGCATTTTCATTTCTCCTTGATTGCTGGCTCCGGGTGTTAAGCTCCGAGGCGCACGGGTTCACGCTGGGACATTTTGATCAGCCCCAAGGTGTCCTTTTTCTCGATGAGTTCATCCTTGGTAGGCCCTTCCGGTTTGACTACCGTGCCATCGTCACCCTTGCTCACCACTTTGAGGGCGGGGCCGCCGGGCGCCGGCTGCGCTTCCAGCTTGGCCAGGCGTTCAGTGACGTCAGCCAAAGTCTTTTCCAGGCCGGTAATCTTTTCGTCACGTTCCCCCAAGTTTTTTTCCAGGGCGGCGATTTGCTCATTGCTCTTAATGAGCGCCTGTTCCATTTCCAGTTTTTCCATGCTTTCACCTTCTCCTTTGTCAACCTTGGCCGCCGAGCAATCCGCCCCAAGGAAAACCGAGTGGTCGTGGATATTCTGAACCTTTTCAGAATCCACCTTGCTATTTCGGGCCCCTGCCTTGGCAATGACCATCATGGCTTTAGCCATCATCATCATTTCCGGTGCGCCGCCCGTAGGCTGAACCTCAAGGATTTCTGAGGCGATAAACGCTTTTAAGTTGGAAATAACCGCCGCCAAATTTGCGAGTTGGCCAGCGGCCTCAGGATGCTTCTCGGTTGATTCCTTGTCGAAAAGGTACATAATGGCACTCAACGCCTGAATAGCCGTTGAGGCATCAAAGACTTCCTCACCTGAATACTTCTCCAGGTCAGCAAAAGAGGGGCCGGTGGGGGCCGGTAATTCAACCGCCTTGCCGAATTCCCGGTCTTCCACGGAACCATCAGCCTTCACCAGTGAAAACCTGGCACTTTTGATGCAGGGGTTATCAACCAGGGAAACCTCCGTGGGCTTGGCGGTGTACCGCATGAGGTCGCCATCCTGCCACCGCTTTGCATAGGAGCCACCGATGGAGAACCCGGTGTAAACACCCTCAAGACATTTTTGCCATTCACCGGCGTCAACAATCTTGGCCGCCACGTCCACGGCCATCTGCTCATCGTGAAAACTGATCTCCGTGAGTTTGCCGGCGGCCACCTTGCCGTGCATGGCCCGGACGTTCCCTTTGCTCTGGCCGCCCGTAGCCTTATGGAAATCCTCAGACCAGGCCCGAAACAACGGTTTTGAGGTTTCGTAGTCCATGATCTCGCCGGCGGCGTCAGGTTCTTCCCGGGCGATCCGGCCAATGACCTCCTGCCGGGCCTCGTCCACCTTCATAATCCGTGCAAAAAGTTCCATTTTTGACTCCTTGAAAAGAAAAAGGCCCGCTCTCTCCCAGGGGAGAAGGCGGGCCGTGCGGCGCCCCATTAAAGGGGCCATGCTTTGCCCAAGACTAATCTTGCTTGATTTTCAGTAAGTATGCCGCAGCTTTCACGGCCTCATCATCTTTCCTTAAACGATCCTCAATGCGCCGGCGCACCTTGCGTAAATCCGGAGCCTTGTTAGGATTAGGTGATTCTATTTGGAGCATTACATCTAAATCATTGCGAACGCAAGACATTTTTTATCCGCTCAATTTCTTCAACAGCCGGGCGCTTCGGTAAGTCAACCCACTTGCCGCCAGAAATCATCTTGTCCATGCCCATAACTTCTGAGCAAACCGCACGCCGGCCTTCATCGGTTGCCATCATCCATCGCAGCCATTCAAATTTCGGAGGTATGATTTTGGGAAAGCTGGACTCACAAATCTTGTTCCAATCTCGAAGGTGTTCCGCAAATTGGTTCCATACTGAGCGCTGATAGGTAACCAGCATATCCAGGCCGCGGGCGGCTGAGAGTGATTTTGCCGGCGCCGCCCCTTCACGGCAGTACAGGGGCACCACTTCGCCCAGGTCATGCTCCCCGAGGGCGGCCTTGTCAACCGCTCCGAATAGCCGGCATATCAACGGGCGCTTGCTGTAAATGGCGCATCCACCCGGCATTAGGAAAGGGCACCCCCGGAGTTCTGCCGTAACAAATTTTGCCGGGTGGTTGATTTGATCCCATTCCCACTTGCTCATTGTCGGGGCATATCCTATGCAGCAATTAAGGCAGCCCTCAACGCATTTGAAAGATGGGATTTCCTTATGCCAGGCTTTAAGTTGCGCCTCAACCTTCACTCTTTTCCTCCATATCCACGCCTTCAATGAGGGCGGGCATAATAGCGCAAACGCAGTTGTGTACTATCAGGTTTTGTGCTATATAATAATTATCCCTGGTTTGGAGGTTATAGACATGACCCGCATATTTTCGGAAGCTGACATTCTCAAGTTTCACGAGGCTTATATGGCCGGCGAGTCGTCTTGTGATATTGCCCGGCGAATCAGGTGCCATAGCAGCACCCTCCGGAACCGATTTCACAGGCTCGGGTTGGAGGTCAGGACCGGAAGCGGGGCCCATATCGTTGAGGCCGCCAGGAAAAGCCCTGAGTCCAGAAAGGTCAGGGCTGCCGCTGCCAATACCGCCAGGCGCGGTTGTAAGGTTGGATTTGAGGAACATTGCCGCCGCGCTATCGGGGTCGAGAACGCTGCCCGCAAACTTTCCCGAACTGAGCGCCTTGTCTTTAATATTTTGGAGGGTTTGGGTTTCGACATTGTTTCTCAAAAAGCTGTCGGCCCATACAATCTCGACTTCGCCGTTAATGGAACCGTCGCCGTGGAAGTCTTCGGGGGAGGATGGCACGCTCAGGGCCGTCATGCCGCCCGCCATGAGGAGCGCACCCGGTATATCTTGAATCATGGTTGGCATTTGATGGTCATCTGGATAGACAAGAGCAAGGGCTTTTCCGGGGGAAGTACAGTAAACCAGCTCATCTCCCTTTTGGAGCTTGCCCGCCTTCACCCATCCATGCCGGGTCAGTATCGGGTGATTTGGAGTGATGGACAACTCGTTTATTCTGGCGAAGCTCAAGACGACAATTTCCCCTTCAAACCAGCGTTTATAAGAGGCCGTGATTCCGCCGGCCGATACTACGCTACTAGGTAAACAGCAGTTGGGATGGGCCGGCGGCCCATCATCCCCGCTTGGAAAATCTTCGTCAAGCCCGATGACGCCGGCAGCCTCATTTTCATTGCACTCATCATCCAGGTCATGCTCACTTCCGACAACCCATTGCTTACCCTGGACAATGCCGCTCTCCCGGTAGGCCGCCATATTGCCGGCGGTGTCAGCGAAGGCCGTTTCAGTCCGGGCGATCATCTCAGCCCGCTCAGGGGAGAAAGCGTGATTTTCCTCAATGACACTGGCCAGTTTGTCATTCGACCAGCCCTGCTCAATGGCCTGGGATACGTCACCCCGGAGCATATCCCGGGTATTCTCCCCGATTGACCACTCAGCCTTGGGATTGTCCACCAGCTCCCCGTCCACGATCTTCTTACCTACCAGCTCAGCCCCGCGCTCGCGGGCGTACTCAAGGGCCTTCTCATTGAGCAATTCGGTGATCCCCGGGGCATCATAGTTGATCTGAATCAGGGCCATGGCGGCGCCATCCGCGGCCACCTTCTCAAGATTGGCCTCTATGCCGGCCACCACGTCATTAATGGCGCTCACGTCCAGGGCCATGACCACCTTCTCAACCTCGGCGGCCAGGTCAGCCAAGTCGGCCGGCGGCGAGTCAGGCACTTCCTTGACCACCTGGGCCGCCACGTCCTTGCTCACCTCTTTAAAGCCCGCTTCCAGAGTGTCCTTCATTTCCCCGGTCTGCGCTTTTATGAGGGGGCGCTCCCGGTCAATAGGGTTTACGGTTGACTTTTTACCCCGCTTCTCAACCTTTTGAGGGGCCGGTGGAGGCGTCTTTTCTTCACCCCCTGCCACTTGCCCGGGTTTGCCGTTACCACCTGGCTCAATCGGGGGAGGTTCATTCCCTGGCGGGTTCTCACTGGCACCACCTTCAACAAATGGAGCCAGTACCGCCGGCACCGGCTCCGGAGGCTTGATTGCCTCGGCCAGTAGCACCGGGCCCGAGGACGTGTAAACCAGCGGCTCTTTGCCAATGCCTCCGGGGTAAGCGTCAAGCCCCTTCTCATCCCTCACTTCGTCAAGGGTGCGGATCCCGGCCCGCACGTCACGGTCCTGGATCACGGATTGCACGTCAGCATCAATTTCTTTGGGCATCTGCCAGGCAAATTCCAGGTCTGAATACTTGAAAAACTTCCAGATGATAAAATCCATGAAGTCTTTGATCCAGGCCAGTAAGGGGATCAAGCCCTCATTTAGCGCCGCCTCTTGCACTGAGGCTGCCGTAGCCCGGTTCATTTGCTTGACAAAGGGCGTGGGCGCTACGCTGAAGCAGTAGCAGACGATCCGGGCCAGCCATTCATCCATTTCGTCTTTCAGGATTGCCTCTTTGGTAAAATGCGGCTTCATGCCCCCGGGGATAAAGCGCACCTTGCGCCGCTCGGCCGTCTCACCGGATAGAATAGAATCCCACCATAACTGAAATTCCTTGATCTGATCAATCGTCCAGTCAGCCGGCACTTCCAAGAGCGCATCCGGCACGCTGCCATCAGTATAAAACTCAAGCTGGTGCATCTGCCGGCGTAGCGCCATGTTGACGCTCACAATGATTTGCTCTACGGGCCCATAGCCATACAGTTTATGTGCCCGTGGATTGCGGGGAATGTAAACCAGTTCGTCATAGGTATATTCAGTTGCCGGCAGCCCCTTCAGCACTTGTTGATATGCAGGGGCCGGGGGTATAGGCGGGCGCCCATTGGCGTCTATGACCACCTTGATAGTGCCACCGTCAATAACCTCAAACCCATAAAGGTCACCGCCAACGGTGCGCCGTGGGTAAACGCAGGGCGCATCCAGAACCAGCATATCTTCAAGCAAAATCCTAAGCCACGCCTGCCAGGAATGAACCCGGTCAGGATATTTGAAGAAGTCCTGCAACGCTGCAATCCTGGGGTCATTGGCCTTTTTGCCGTTTCCCTCTCCCACAGGCTTGACTTGCCAATCCATTTTGACAACTTGATCCTTCCGGGTTTCCAGCACCAGCCGGAGAAGGTCATAGCTGTCGGCCAGGGCTCTGAGCATTGGGAAGGTGATCGCCTCACCCACACGAGGTTGCATTTGCAAATTGACTGAATAGGGATAGTCAAATGCTCTGCCGGCGGTATCAGGCGGGGCGACAGGTGCCAGCGGTTCAGCCGGCCCGAACCAAACCGGCTCTTTCCCGGTGAAGGCATATCGCAATCCGGCGGCTACACGGGCCACCATGCTAGGGGGAATAGGGGTTTTAACGCCTTTATCAGCCATGGTCTATGCTCCTTAATTTCCCGCCGCCCTGGCGGCCTCTTGCTCATTGTGCAATTGCTGATAATAGTCAAACAGGCCCCGGCTGCTCGCCCCCCTCAGGAAGCGGTTGAGGGCCTGGGTCATGCTATCAACATCATCGTCATTCGGGCCGGCGGGGAAGGCTGACACTGAATCCAGGAAGTCTGCCAGCCATTCACTTCCCGGGGTGCCCGGCTCAGGTAAATGAACTTTACCGGCCTCAATGAGTGGGGTCGTAGCGTGGGCCCGGGCCACCTTGTCACGATCCACGTCAATCATGATGATCGGTAGCTTCGTAGCCCGCTTGATCTCCTGGCCCAAGCTCTTACCGCTGGCCTTGGCCTCAATCAAGATTTCATTCGGCCCATATTTCTCTGCCAGGGCCCGGGCCATGGTCTTGAGCTCCGGCAATTCCAGCTTTCCTTTCCAGACGTTCAAGAGGTAATAGCCCACTTCCCCAACTCCCCAGGTGGTGCAGCATGAGTAATCCGCTGAGGTCTTTTCCTCATAGGCCGTATCCCAGCTTTGAAGCACTCGTTTGATCTTTGGGAGCGCCCGGTAATACTGCCACCACTCACGCTTGAAGATATTGCCACCTTCGAGTTGCGGGCTCTGCTGGTAGAGCGCTTCAAAGGCCCGGCTGCCAGCGCCTTCTTCTCCCGGGGAGTTTTTGATGCGCATAAGTTCTTTAACTGGAAACCAAGGCTGCGCTTCAGTACCAGGCCAAAGAGCTTCACCCGGGGCCCGCCCCAATAGGTCGTTTTCCTTGGCAATGGCTGGCAAAATCACAAGGCGCCACTGATCACCGCCCCTTGCCATGGCCTTGAGCAGCCGTCCGACCAGGTCGTCTTCATGCCAGCGGGTAGCGATAACAATAATGGCGCCCCCGGGCATGAGGCGGGTGTAGAACGTGGTGAGATACCAGTTCCAAATCCAGTTGCGGATCGTAGGACTGTCAGCGTCACGCCAATCTCTGATCGGATCATCAACAATCCCAAGGTGCATTCCCCGGCCCGTGATGCCGCCGCCAATGCCGGAGGAAACGTAAATGCCGCCCTTGTTCGTGCGCCACTTGTCCCGGGCCCTAGAGTCCTGGCGCAACCGCATATTGAAGACGTTTTGATAAAGCTGGTCACTGATAATGTCCCTGGCGTCCTGGCCAAAATCTGAGGCGAGGTCGCCGGCATAGCTCGTAGCGATAAGCTGACGTTCCGGGTTCCGGCCAAGATACCAGGGCGGGAAGTGCCGGGAAACGATTTGCGACTTTCCATGCCTGGGAGGCGTGCATAGGATAAGCCGGTCATTCTCTCCTCGCTCTACCGCTTCGATTTCTGCCGCAATTAATCGGTGGTGCGGCGCCGTTTGATACCCAGGTTTCGTGTACTCAATGAACGGTATCAGGTGTTCCCGGGCCGCCTGCCTTGACGCTTGCTCTTTCAAGAGTGTTAAGCGCCGCCTCAGTAGCTCGGATTTCATTTGCAAGTTCATCATGGGTCATTTCTTCAGGTGGCAATTCCTGGCTCGGGATTTGCTCATTCTCTACCCGGAAAACGTCTTGCCAGGTTGTCCGTGGATCACGGCCCCGCTGCCGATTTCGGCGGCTCTTGAGCCAAAAGGCGCAGGCGCCCACATCAGGGATCACCATCTTGGTGACTTCAATGACCTGTCCCTGTTTCGTAACGGCCTGCTCAGTATATTTGAACCCCAAAACCCGTTTGAGTAGTGCATCTTCAGCTAACGAGTCAATGAAATCCCGGCCATGTTGTAACGCAGCCTCAACCTCAGGATGCGCATTGCGCCAGCGGTACAAAGTCGTCTTTGAAATATTGAGCTCTTTGCAAATCTCCGGCTCTGTCAGCCCTGATCTCGTTTGCCACTTGATCAGTTGCGGGTGATATTTAGGGTCATACTTGCCTCTGTTACCCCGCTTGGCCATCAGGTTTCTCGATTAAAACCGCCTGCGTCTGGATAGATGTTAAAATCTGGCCAGCGCAGTAGAAGCAGATGAACTGATTATGTACCCGGGCGCAGAGAGTATGAGGCTGTAACCCTAGTGGATTGCAGAGGTTACAGGGATAAATCCCCACTTCACTTACGACCAGGGGCCTTGACGATGCCATGATCACGCTCCAAGATGAAAAAATCATGCTTGAACACTGGCGGCCAGCACTTGCCATTTTTGACGCTGGCCCAATATTCAGCGCATTGATCCGGGGCAAAACCGGCGCTATGGTGAATCATGTGGCAGCGCCAGCAGAGTGATTCAAGAAATTTGATGGGGTCAGAGTAGTCCTCGTTATGGTAGCTCACGATCCCCCGGGTTTGGCCGCACCTGTTACAGATTGTCGCCGGCGGGATCACGCCCTCCTGAATAGCCGCCATCGTCTTTTTGAAGGAGGCCATGCGTTCTGCAGGAGTCCAGCCTCTGTATCCCTTCACAGGATCACCTTTTTCACGAAGGTTATGTCACGCTGGCGGCTCTTGGGCACAAAGCCATTTCTCAAATACGTTGACGGTGTCCTGACCCCGCTCAGCCAAAACTTGCCGGGTGAGGTGCAGGGCTGCCAGTGAATCCTTGCCGCCTGAAAAACAAACGGCCAGCGTGTCATGGGTGTCAGCTATGTGATGAATACGCTCACGGGCTGCCGTGAGCACGTCTTTTTCAAGATAGCGTCTTACCCTGGCCATGGAACTATTGACCCTCAGCGTGGCCGCTCATGGCGTCCTGAATATGCCTTATGAGGCGGGCCGCCACCGTAACCTCACCTGGATAGGTTTCTGCCAGGTAGCGCAAGAACTTGAACCATGCTTCTTGCTGTTCTTCAAACTCAAAAACGATGTTGTACTGGATCACATAGTTCCCGGCGCCTTCCCCAGGTGGTGCTCCATCCCCATCCCCGCCCCCGTCCCCTTCCCCTGGCAATGCCAGGAGGCCAAGTATTTCGTCCGT